CAAAGGATGATATAAATAACTATATGGCAGACTCATTATTTGACACATTACAAGCACAAGCATTTAGAGCTGGGATTACTCCTAGAACTAAGGATGCTCAAAATTGGTTCCGCAAGAAGGTAAAAGCTCTTGGGGAAGTAAATCCACGCAAACTTTTGCAAGATGATGCATTAGAAAAATCAACGGGTGGTGTATCTGGTAATATGTACATGTACTTTTATGACCCAAAACATAAAGCTACATTACCATACTACGATAAGTTCCCATTGGTTATTGTGGTTGAACCAGCCAAAGGTGGATTCTATGGATTAAACTTACACTACCTTTCGCCGGTAGTACGAGCTAGATTTCTTGATGCGCTTATGTCAACAGCACCAACTACTATTAATGATAAATCACGACTTAAATTGAGATATGATTTATTGAAAAGTGCTAATAAGTTTAAAGAATTTCAGCCGTGTTTTAAACATTATTTGACTGAACATATTAAATCAGCAATGGTAAGAGTACCAATTACTGAATGGGATATTGCTATATTCCTGCCAACAGAACAATTCAAGAAAGTAAAAGCCGAAACAGCATGGCGTTACTCTCGTAAACAATATTCGAGTATATAATATGTCAACAGTAGATAATTTAAAAGCAACAATAGCTAAAAAGGGCGGCCTAGCTCCGGCAAATAGGTTTAATATATTCTTTACACCACCAAGATTAGCTACGCTCATTAATGACCCAAGCACAGAAACTTTAGTTGGTGCTCTAGGTGCAGGGGCAGAAGGAGCAATTGCTGGAGCATTATCTGGTGGTAGTGTAAGAAATTTAATTCCAGATCCAAGAGATATCTCATTGTTGTGTGAATCTGTATCACTTCCGGGTAGATCTATTAGTACATTAGATTATCAAGGTAGTGCTCAATCACTTAAGATACCATATACGTATATTGATTCTGATGTTGAGATGGTATTCCTTCTCACTAATGATTACTATATGAAAACAATGTTTGATGATTGGTTGTCAAGCATATTCGATACTGAATTGTATCGTGCTGGCTACAAAAAAGATTATTCAACTGATATTGTTATTCAACAGTTGAATCAAAAGAACATTCCAGTATATGGAGTGAAACTAGAAAATGCATATCCAATTAATATTAATTCGATTGCATTGGACAATACCTCAGAAAATGCGGTACAAAAAGTAAGTGTGACATTTGCTTATGATAGATATATTCCAGAAGGACCAATATCTTCCACTGGCTCAGCGATTAGTGCTGCAACCGGCGGTTTAATTTAATTTTTATATTATTAGGAGAAGTATATAATGGCATTACCACAAGTAAATAACTCTCGATATTCGGTAGTTATTCCTTCGACTGGTGTTGAAGTAGATTATAGACCATACTTGGTCAAAGAAGAAAAGATTTTAATGATTGCTCTTGAGTCGAAAGATAATGTTGCAATTACTAAAGCAGTAAAGGATGTTATTCAAGCATGTGTTCTTGATGACATCGATGTTAATGAATTAGCAATGTTCGATTTAGAATATTTGTTTTTAAAATTGAGAGGTAAGTCTGTTGGTGAATCAGCAGATCTCAAATTAAAGTGTTCTGAATGTGAACATCCAAATGAGTATACTGTTAACCTTGATGATCTCGAGGTTAAAGGTATTAGTGATGATGATAAGGTTATTCAAATCACTGACTCTATTGGAGTAACAATGAAGTATCCATCTGTTTCTGATTTATCGGGAATTTCTGATAAAGATACTAACAGCGTAACTGGTGTAATTAAGATTATTCTTGCATGTATGGTTAATATCTTTGATGATGATAATGTATATGCTTGTAAAGATGAAACAACTAAGAATCTTGAAAATTTCTTGGATAGTCTGAATAGTGGACAATTCCAAAAGATTGCTAAGTTCTTACAAGATCTTCCAGCAATACAAGAAGATATTGAATTTACATGCACTAGTTGTAAACATGAAAATAAAATTTTATTGAAAGGACTTCAAAGTTTTTTTTCATAGGCCTCTCTCACGAAAGTTTAGTCAATCATTATAAGACCAACTTCGCGATGATGCAGCACCATAATTATAGTCTAACGGAATTAGATAATATGGTGCCGTGGGAGAGGGAAATATATGTTTCTCTACTCCAAGAGCATATTAAAGAAGAAAATGAAAGACTTAAACAACAAGAAGCAAGAAGAAAGAGGTAATCTCAATGGCTGAACAAGAAGAAAAGAAATTAACATGTGATGAAGATCTAGCAAAATACGACGTCAATGGTGATGGTCATATTAGTTCTGAAGAATATGAAATGATGCTAGATGCAAAAAGAAAGCGTCTAGAAGATGAAGATGCTATGCGTGATGCTCAACGTAATATGACATGGTTTGCTTTATTTGGTTTATTGCTATATCCATTTGCTGTTGTTGCAGCATCAATGGCTGGTTTAGACGAAGCACAAAAAACACTCGGCAGTATGGCTCCAACTTACTTTGTAGCAGTTGCTGGTATTGTTGCTGCATTCTTTGGTGCACAAGCATTTAACGGAAAAAAATAGGATTAGGTCATGGCCGCAAGAGATGAAACAGGTAAGTTTATAAATCAGCAAACTAAAAGTATTAAAGAAATTGCTGCAAATATAAAAAACGAGAATGATTCGAATAAAACACAGCAGCAACTTCTTATTGCTGGTAATAAGATTAATGAGCTTAAACTTAAATCTGAAGATCTTACTACTCAAAAATTAGAGGCTACATTAGAAGCTGTTGCTGATCGTTTATCTAATCCAAAAACTACCGAAAAGCAAATGGCTACAGCTTTGGAGAATTTGGATAATCTTGTTGCCGAATCTAATGCCTTAGAAGCTTCTAGAGCACAAGCAGCAGACACTGCAGCAAGTACCAGTGTCCAGAATCTTGTGCAATTGACAGATAGTATTAAGAATCAAAATTCTATATTGAATAGTCAACTTGATATGAATAAGTTGGAGATGCAATTAGATAAATTAAATACAGGCACTAATCGCTTGTATGATAATGAAGAAGCTCGGATGCAGATCCAAGAGGAATTCAATCTAGGTCAACAAGCACTATTGACTGCTATTGAAGAAGGTGATGGTCAAACAATTGATATTGCTATGAAGCAATTAGCAGCCGTTCAAGATGCAGCCTCCAACGAAGAAGCTCGTCGTGAATCAGCTAAAGCTTTGGATGCACAACAATCTTCATTAAATAAAATTGGTGATAGTCTAATTGGTCTTGGTGGTAAGTTCGATGGTTTTGCTGCTGGTGTAAAAGGAACAGGAGGATTCTTAGCAGGTCTTACTGGTCTTGCTCTTGCGATATTCTCCCCTGAGACACTTCAGAAATTTATTACTAGTGCAATTGAAGGTGTCACCGGAGTTATTAATGGAATTGTAGCTCTATTTAAAGGTGATACTGAAACAGCCTTTCAATTGTTTGGGGATAACTTAGGTACTGTTGCTGCTATCTTTGCTGGTATTGCTCTACAATTTGGTGGTACTATTATTACTAAAATTGGAACACTGTTTAAGACAGTACAAACTGTCATGACAGCGCTCAAAGTATTCCAAGCATTTATGATGACAACAGCTCTACCAGCAATGAGTGCATTCTTTAGTGGAATGATAGCATCTATAAGTGCTGTATTGGTACCAATGTTACCAATCATTGCAATTGGTGCTGGTATTGCTCTATTGCTCGGTGGATTATATCTAGCATTCACTAAGTTACAAGATAGCTTAGGTCCTGGTGCTGGTATTGTTGATACTCTTAAAGTTGCTGCACTGTATTTCGTTGATTTCTTATCGATGTTGGTCAATGCAATAACATTTATACCAAGGAAGATTATTGGCTTCTTAGGAGCTAAGGCAGCAAAATGGTTATTCGGCGATGATGTTGATACCTCAATGTTTGATTCGATTTCTGAAGGATTGGATACTAATCGTGGTGCTAAAGCTGCAGAAGAAATTAGACTTAAGAATGAAGCCAAAGCTCCAAATGAAGCCAAAGACAAATTAAGTAAATCTGATTATGAAGACATTATGGGACCATTAACTCCTAAGCAAGAGGCAGAGGATATTTTGGGAACATCGGCAGAAAACCAAGCCTTAGTACAAGAAATGGGATTCGCTCCAAATGAATCACCTTCTGCTCAGGTGAATACTTTACGACAAGGTGATGTTAATACCACTACCACTACGATCAATAGTAGTAAGAGATCACGTAGAGGTTATGGTCTTTCGAGTGATGTTGCTTGGGGATAAAAAAAAGGGAGACCGAAGTCTCCCTTTCCCCACATACAGTTTTTCTTAATTTATAATAGGACATCGTATGTGTCTCAACCTATTATCCCTCTTTAGCGAGCTTCGCAAAGTAACTCATTGCATCGCCATCAAAACCGTCATCACTTGAGGATTGTGTTTCTGGTTCTTCAGCAATCACTGTAGTATTAGTTGCTACTTGTGGTGCACTAACTTCTTCATATACTGGAGCCGAAGCTTCAACACCAGCACTTACACCTAGAACCTTATTCATCTTAGCTGCAAGTTCAGCATAAGTTTTATAGTTCTTCGGATCAATGAAGTCTTGCAATGAATGCAATTGGTTATAAACCTTTTCTAATCGTTCTTCATCACCATCATGCAATGCACTTGGAGCGGCAAATTCAGATTTATCATAGTTAACCCAACCTTCTACTTGACGGATTTTAATTTTAAAATCAGCGCCTTCCCAGAAGTCATATGGATTTACTGGATCTTCATCAGCAAACTGTGGTTGCATAACATCCATGATTTTGTCAAAGATTTTCTTACCAAACTTATAAAGGAATACTTTACCTTCATTCGCTGGATTTGCTGGATCACTTACGACCAATACATTACTTACATAATGCAGACGACGTTTACGATCACGAGCAGTGGCTTTGTCTTCATCACGACCAGTATTCCATAGAACTGAATTAGCTTCAGATACAGGGTCTGCTTGTCCAATTGAAGTCAAAGAGTTTTCGATATACCAAAGACCAGTTGGACCTTTAAATCCGTGATCCCAGTATTTTACCCAAGGTAGATCTTCACCTTCTTTAGCTGGCAAGAATCGAACTACGGCATAACCATTACCTGCTTTATCGCGAGTAGGTTTCCAGAATCGATCGTCACCGTAAGATTTAGTTTCTGATGGGTTGGCTTGTTCTGCTGCTTGAACGAGTTTATCGATGGCTGCTGAACGATTGTTTTTTAGGTTTGCAAAAGACATATTTTATTTCTCCGTTGTATGTTTTGTATATGCTGAATTATCCACGTTATTCATAATATAGATTATATTATACCACAGTTTCATTCGAATGTAAAGGCTTTTAATACAATTTCTTTCATTTTATTTTCATTAATCAAAATGAAATGATCGTACTTCTTTATCTTCCGACTCAACTCTGGCCAGACAATGGTTTCTGTAATTTGAGCATCTGCCCTTCTCATAAAGCCAATTAGCTTATTGAGAATGACCACTGTTTCTAGACAGATTTCTCCCTCTAAGAAAAGAGTAATGATAGGCGGATGCGTTTCATTACCTTTTTCAAATAGCTCATCAAAGGTATTACCCTTTTGAGATAAAGTATTTATATCGTTTTTAAACACATAAGAGATAGATTCATGTTTTTTTAACATTTCTCTATAGTTAGATTCACCATCTGAATCTAGCATATCTCCTACATATTTAACATCATTAATAAAGTTAGCCACATAGTACTTCATTAAGTTATCACCATGCTTATTGGCGAGCTTTGCAAAGAAGTACTTGTCCTTACGATTAAAAAACGATTTAGTTGTTACCCTTGTTTTAAATTGATATTTAACTGCATCATAGTCAGTTTCGAAATGTAGCTTTAAAGCATTATATAATTTATAAGCTTCAAATGGTGCTTTAGAATCAAACATAGCATTCATCATAAAGGTAATGTATTTCCGGAATCGACATCAATCAAACGTTTTGATGCTGCCTCGTGTGTAAGTTTATCCATTAATGAATCACTTAACAATTTCTTTATATTACTATAATCCATATTTCTCTCCTCCACAACAAACGTTATTGCATCGATATAGGACATATTTTGCTTAGCCACAATATCTTCCACCGCAGTACTAAACCGTTTCTTTGTCATAATCTTAGTTTCTAGTTCCTTAATCATTTATCCATAACCCTGAGTAGTACACAGTCTTGATTAATACGACCATTACACTCACCCGTTTTAGTTGTTAATGTACCCCAAAGATTATCAATCTGCTTGGGAGTTTTCTTCAATACGTCTGGTAGAATATCATCAGGCTTACGAAGAGTAATACAACGACTTGCTTTAACATCAAAGTTTTGTAGGGTAGTTCCCTTAACCTCAAAGCCTTTTGTGCTATCAGTCACATATTCAAATAGCTTCTTATTTTTAACATTAAAGACATAAAGCCTATATGCATTAGGAATACTAATTGGATTGATTGAAGTAAGTTTAAAGTCAATTGCTTCCTTAAGGAATTTCATTTTCTCAACTTGCTTATCAGACGACTTAGGCTTTCTAGCACGAGGTGCACGAACTGCTTTGGCTGATTGTTTTAGAGCTTCACAATCACTCAATACTTTTTCAAGTTGTTTGATTGCTTTCTTTTGATTAGCCCTAGTGACATGCGAATATCCTTCTACAGCTTGTTCACATGTCTTATTGTAAGCATCAGAATATTCATCAAGGTATTGTTGAATTTTCTCCTGAAACATATTTACTGCAGCACCTTTAATGTCATACTTTTTACATAGTGTATATACATCTAAGCTTTCATTGAATTTATTATTAACCCAACCCTCAACAATAATATCATCGAAGTCGCTGAATATAGTTTCCATCATCTTTTTATGCATTCGTTGTCTAGGAGTAATCACAGCAACAACAGGAGCATCTGCATCATCCGCGATCTTTTCCTCAACACGATTCATGGCTACTTCTAAAAGATTGTTCATTTTATCACGAATCTTTTCCTGCCATTCTTCATCATATTGAAAACCTCGAGTCCAGATCTTAGCAGCTTTTCCTGGTCCATAGGTCATACTAATTTCCCAGTCTTTTAAAGCTTTAACTTTATTCAACTGGTCTTTATTCCAACCAAGGACTTCTTCTCCATACTTTAATACGGATGGAATATAGTCCTTCATGTTATAATAATAGTTGTACCAATTGGCTGCTCGAGACCACAGTTTATCAGCTTGAACTTTATCCTTAGGAGTATCACCCTCATTAAAAACTGGCTCAGGACCCATATAGGTTCCATCAATAGTTTTTCGATTTGCTCTTCGAGTTTCAGTTGCTTTTGCTTTGGCTGCAAGTGATGCCATATTGTACTCCTTTACTGTTGGCTAATCTGAGGTCGAATATTTACTAATCGACGTGCCTCATTCCTAGCTTCTTTTTCTGAATCAAACCAATCAACTCCAAGATATGAATCGTCAAACCAAGCACGAACACCAAATTTGGTATTAGGCTTTACTTCACGAACAACCTCAGTAGTAACTGGACCCTTAGTAAACTGTGTTTGCATAACAGTGTAATATGACATTTTGTATGTTTTCCTTTGTACTATTTGCCAATGTTTTTTACATCATCGCGAGAAATAACTTGGTATGCACCTTTGTTATATGCTACTGCGACAGTGTATTTAGATGATACTTCGATTTTATAAGAAGTATCGCGACCGGGTGCTGGTTTAATAGAACCCATTGGAGCAGAGGGATACTTTTCTCGATGAGCGTCCATCGATCCTCTACTATAATCCGGAATCGGATTAATTCCTTCGACGTCATTACGTCTTTTCTTTGGTGTTGATAATGATTGCTTAGCCATTTTTCTTTTCCGGCCATGCATATCATATTTTAACGAATTAGAATAATTTATCATAAGAGTATTATACCACATCTAACTACATATGTACACAATTATTTTGAATTATTTTCAACCTTGAAGATAACACAAACCGCGAGATATTTTGAATTGCTCTTGCAGAAATTCAATATTATTTTGGGTATATTCCTCATAAGAAATAGCAGCCTCTTTCCATAGCTCTCGTTCTTTTTGATTATGATTATACATATCCCGACAATATCTTTCCCAGTCAGAAATATTCTTAGTGGAATCCATTTTTATTAACCTCTTGTTGATTGTTACGAATTAATTCTGCAAGCTTTGATTTCCAAAGAGCTTTGAACTCTGGATTTTTTGCATTGGCAGCAGCTCTAATTAAAGCGTAGTATCTTCGTGCTACGCGTAGGTTTTCATCAGTTAGTTCCATTCGTCATAACTTTTCATTGCATTATAATTATTTATATAATCTGTCCCACGAAGGTAGTCCTTTGTTTCTTTCTCAGACCAATACAAATTCTTTTCTGAGAATGCATCAAGAGAAGATGGTGCAAGATGCTTAGCTTTTTTGACTTGCTTGGTCAAGTGACTAAGATCTTTCTTGACTTTCTTCATTTGAGTCTTTTCTTTAAGTTCTACTTTCTTAGCAACTTTCTTAATCAATTTAAGACGTGCAGCCATTTGTTTTTCAGTTAATGCCATATTCTATACTTCCTCTACAATAATTTTATACAATTTACCAGTGACTTCATCCGTCACTTTAATTGTCTTCTTGGTTGATTGAAAATAACCTTCAGGGCTAAGATCCAGTCGCGGACGATCCGCTTTAAAACCCATATCATCATTATTAACATAATTAAAAATATGGTCTGCTAAAAAATCACAATATGCTAACATCATTCATCACCTCCAAAGGTATTATCCCACTCTTCTGGAGTCATACCAGTCATAAGGAATTCACGTTCATCCAGACCTAGTTGAGGAAACGCCTCTTGGATTAGCTTACCGGATTCCCATAGTTCAAGTTGTTCCGTGGTGATATCAAGATCCATAGTGTTGACATTCCACA